CGGATCGATGAGAAGCAATTAGAGAAGGTGGAACGCTACTCACTGGAGGAGGAATCGAAAGCCCTGGCGAAGGTGTACCACCTGACCGGGGAGAAAATCGAATTGGGGAATGTCTTCAAAGCCAATATTTTGGCCCCAATTTTGGCCAAGGTTGGCATTAAGGTGCCAAAGACTTCTACGGGCAAGCCGTCGATCAAGAAAGACGATATGGTAAAATATAGGCATCCCGTAGCGGACACAATCAATTGGGCAAGGCGGGTGAATAAGCTTCGAACGACCTTTGCCAACAGTATCAGGGAACATATGATCAACGGCAGAATTCATTGCAATTTTAACCAAATAGCAATGGAATCGGCGGATGGGGATCAACGCGGGGCCAGGTACGGCAGGCTCAGCTGCTCACAACCAAACCTCCAGCAACAGCCGTCCAAGGATGAATTTGCCTCCATGTGGCGGTCCATTTATATCCCGGAACCCGGCGCGATTTGGGCATGTAACGATTACAGTCAACAAGAACCACGTTGGACTACTCATTTTGCGGCGGTTTGCAAACTGCCCAAGGCAGCAGAAGCGGCAAAGGAGTACCGGGAAGATCCGAACACCGACAACCACGACATGATGGCGAAGTTGACCGGGTTGGAACGGAAAAAGGCCAAGAACATCTACTTGGGCCTATGCTACGGGGAAGGCGGAGCGAAATTGTGTAAGGACATCGGGTTGCCAACTCGGTGGCAACTCGTGATTGGCTCAGGGTATGACCGCAGAAGCTATTTCTTTGAAACCAAGGCGGATTGTTCAGCAGCGGCAAAAGGTTACATAATGGAAAAGAAGTTTGCCTATGAATGCGCCGGGGAGGAAGGCCAAAAAATCCTGAACACCTTTGATGAAAAGGCTCCATTCATTCGAATGTTGGCAAAAATGGTTCAGAAAAAGGCGGATTCTTGCGGGTTCATCAAAACCATCCTAGGCCGAAAACTCCATTTTGAGATGCGTGAGGACTTATCCGGGTACGATTGGACCTATAAAGCTTTGAACCGACTCATCCAAGGAAGCTCAGCGGATCAAGGAAAACGAGCAGCGGTGTTGCTGGATCGTGAGCTCAGCAACGAATTTTACTGCCAGCTACAAGTTCACGATGAGTTTGACGGATCGGTAGAAAGTCCAAAGCACGCGGTGATGGCGGCAGAAATTATGCGGGAATGCGTACAAGCTTGCGTCCCTTTTAAAGTGGACACTGAGCTAGGACCAAGTTGGGGCGAAATCACGAAATATGAGCCTTGGATGATGGACCGGGTTTTAAGAGGGAGGAGCTAAAATGGCTGAGCGAGACACCACACGTCACCTCATTAACGCAATGAAAGGCTGGGACCCGGTACGGATTGAAAACATATTGGCTCCAGGCACGCCGGATATCAATTTCACCGGGGGATGGATCGAGGTCAAATGGATCCAGGACTACCCAAAGAAAGAAGGGGAAATCATCATTTGCGACCACTTCACCCCGGCTCAACGAGCCTTCCTCAAGCGGCGAGCACTGATGGGTGGCAAGACCTATTTATTTGTAACAATCCGCAAAGACCACTATTTGTTTGACGGGTTGACCGGGGCAGACTTCTTTGGCTGGATTACCAAAGAAATAATGCAGGCGAAGTGTCTGGGATATTGGCAAAAGGTGTTTCCAAAGAAAAGCGAGTTATTGATGGCGATGCTAAAATTCAAAGGAGTCAATCCATGAAATCATTAAAAAAGTTTATCGGCGGAGAAGTCACGGATATTGAATTGATGTTGTTGTACCGGAAACGAATGAACCTCAATCAGGAGGGTTTCGGGAAGATTTTTGGAGCACACGAGCAAACGGTGGCCAAATGGGAGAACGGCCAAATGATGAAATCCCGAAAGGGGAAGGCAGCGCACGTCTTCTTGACTCAGCTATACAAGCAAGAGATCCTTGACGGATTGAAGCCGCATGAGGTATGTTACCTTATTCGAAAAAGAAAGGGACTGTTACAAAAGGACGTAGCGAAACAATTGGGGATCAGTCGAACCTGGTTGAATCGGATCGAAAACGGACTTGAAAAACCTCACTCATATTTTAAACTCATGACCAATGCGGAGCTTGTATGACCCCTGAAGAATCGAGGGAAAATTCACAACTAGCCTTAATGTTTCTTGAAAAGTTTTCGCCTGCCGGACCTTGGGCATTGACGGCGATCCGGCCAGACAAAAAGGGGATTGAAACCAAAACCTTTGGCCCCAATTCGCGCCAGGATTGCTTGGGCTGGATCATCGAGCGAAATGGAAAGACCAACCTGTATTTTCATGTCAACCCGGTCATTAAAGCGATCTTTCGAAAGGCCGAGCGCAAAGACATTCGAGCACTGGCGTGGCTCCACGTGGACATTGATCCACGACCGGGGAAGGCTTTGGAAGAGGAGCAACAACGGGCACTGAATATCCTATCTGTGAACCTGCCGCAAGGAGTAGTCAGACCAACTTGCGTGTTGTTTAGCGGTGGCGGATACCAAGCCTTTTGGCGTCTGTCCCCGGAGATCGAGCTAGAAGGGAAAGAGGACAAGATAGAGTCAGCCACAGCCTACAACATGCAGCTGGAACGTCTGTTTGGAGGCGATCATTGCCACAATATCGATAGGGTCATGCGCCTACCCTATACCTTGAACATCCCTGATGATAAAAAGACCAAGAAAGGCCGAAAGCCGGTATTGGCCAAGGTGTTATGGTTCGAAGATACGAAATATGATATTTCAAAATTCATCAAGGCGCAACCGATACAAGACAATAAGATGAACGAAATTTCCACCAAGCTTGTGGAGATAAGCGGAAACATCGCCAGAATTGACTCGTGGGAAGAGTTGGACAGGCATGCTTCCATTAAGCCTATTCCTGACGATTTAAAGGTGATCATTGCCCAGGGGAGGAGCGATGACCCGGCGATCATCGAAAAGAAGCAAAAGAACGGCGACACCAGCAGATCCGCTTGGCTGTTTGACGTGTGCTGCAATCTTACGCGGTGCGGGGTATCTCCTGACGTGATTTATGCGATCATCACAGATGAAAAATATGGCATCAGCGAATCGGTGCTGGAATGGGGACCGAACGCGGATGGGTATGCGAGGCGACAAATCACCAGGGCCATCGAATACGTCAAAGACCCGGACCTACAAGAATTGAACGATAAATTTGCCCTGATTCGTTTTTTCGGAAGTCGCTGCCGGATAGCCCATGAGCGATTTGACAACGAAATGCGGTGTAATATGATCGATTATATTGACCTTGACTCGTTTAAGAACATCCTTAGAAACCGGAATAAAGAAGTGATGGTGAATGATAAGCCTGCGCTGCGTAGGCTAGGTGAGTGGTGGCTGGACCACCCCCAAAGACGTGAATTTGACAATGTCGTGTTTGCGCCGGGAAAAGAGGTCACAAATTGTCTGAACCTCTGGCGCGGGTTTGCATATCAAGCCGTGCCGGGGGAATGCAACCTTTTCCTGGATCACCTCAAAGAGAACGTCTGCCAGGGAATTGAGGACTATTACCTTTATTTGATCAATTGGTTTTCCCGGATGTTTCAGCACCCAGCTACGCAGTCGGAAGTGGCCGTGGTTCTCAAAGGCGGACAAGGAACCGGGAAGAGTTTTGTGGCTCACACTGTGGGTTCCCTACTCGGAAGGCACTATCAAGCCGTGTCCAACCCTACCCACATCATTGGGAAGTTTAATGCTCATCTGCGTGATTGCCTTTTCCTCTTCGGGGATGAAGCCTTCATGGCCGGAGATCGAAAGGCCGAAGCCGCACTGAAAACCCTAATAACGGGTTCCACCCGGGTGGTTGAGGGCAAGGGAGTAGACGCACAGATGATATCAAACTATATCCACTTGATGCTGGCGTCAAACCACGATTGGGTAGTACAAGCCGGGGAAAAAGAGCGAAGGTTTTTTGTCCTGGACGTGGGAACCGGGAAGCAACAGAACAATTCGTATTTTGCGAAGATCGAGGAGCAGCTGAACCGAGGAGGAAGGGAAGCCTTGCTGTATTTCTTCCTCACACGTGACATCGCCGGGTTCAAGGTGCAGGACGTACCGCAGACAAATGCCTTACAAGAGCAAAAGCTATTATCCAATTTTGCCGAGCATGGGCACGTAGGATTCTGGCACGACCGGTTGGGCTTGGGCGAAAGCCTACCGGATATTGGGCGATGGGTGAAAACGGTCAAGAAGGCGGATATGTACAAAACCTACGTGGACTTCTGCCAAACTCGGTACCTGAGGGATATTAAAACACAGGTAGGGTTTGGAAAAGTCCTGAGGGTATTGTGCCCTAGCATCGTGGATGAGGTTCGAAAAGTGGATGGGAAAAGTCAAAATTATTATATTTTACCATCGCTTAAGGTTGCCAGGAAGGATTTTGAAAAGAAATTTGGCACCCAAGATTGGGATAATTTTGAAACGGAAGATGCCGAAGAAGTAGAAGACCTTGAGATAGCACCATTTTAAAAATATTTTTCATAGGCTTTACTTTTGTGGTAAGTTTTTCCTAAGATAGCCGATAAGGTAAGTATAAGGCGAAACAATAACACGGAGGGGGAAAATGAACGCATTCA